TGATACAACTGATATCAGGACAAATACTCTAGTTGTTGGTGAATATTCATCTGGTATTTCCACATTTGCTGGAGCTATTGATGTCAATGATGGAGGTAATATTACTGGGGGTCTCACAGTAAATCAAATTAATGTAAGTGGAGTATCAACCTTTGGTGGTAATGCTGATGTTAATGCAAATATAGATGTAAGTGGATCAGCTACTGTTCATAATGGATTAGTTGTAAATGGTGCTATTGCTGATATAAATCATCAGATAGTTGGTATTCAAACAAATAATGTAATTCCATTCTATTATGCTCAAGTAAGTGATTTCCCATCAGCATCTACATATCATGGTGCTGTTGCTCATGGACATGATACAGGTCTATTGTATTATGCACATGGTGGTGCTTGGTTAGAATTAGTAAGTAAAAATGGCAGTGGAGTTACTGGTAAGGTCATAGTTGGTTCTGGTGTCACTATTGATCAGAACAATATTGATGCTGGTCAAACTGGTATTGTAACTGCTAAAACATTTGTTGGTGATCTATCTGATGCAGTTACATCAAGATGGGTTGTAGGTGCAAATGGAACTAATCATTACACACTTACTGGACCTGGTGGATTAAGTAATGCAGATGATCCAACCATTTACCTTGCAAGAGGACAAACATATGAGTTTGATAATCAGTCTGGTGGATCTCACCCATTCCAGATTAGACAATCAGCTGGAGGGTCTGCATATAGCACTGGAGTAACTAATAATGGAGCATCATCTGGTGTTATCAAATTTGAAGTTCCATTTGCAGCACCAAACACTTTAGTGTATCAATGTACCAGTCATGGTTCTATGGTGGGAAACATTGTTATCTATCCTTCAATCTAAACCCTATAAATAAAAAGAAAACTTTAAAAAATGGCAGCGATAATAACTGATCAACTGAGAATAGTAAATGCAAGTAACTTTGTTGCTGGTGTGCAATCCAGTGCAAACTCTTATTATGCATTTATTGGTCTGCCTAATGCTACTAATTATTCATCCACTTGGGATTCAGATCCTCCTGCGCCAAAAGATGCATTCAGTCAGTCTGATGATTATTATGACACTATGTTAGCAGTGAAAAGAATTAACTCTGCTGATATCAGTCAAGTGGTTAGAAAGTTAAGATGGCAGTCTGGTGTGACATATGATATGTGGAGAAATGATATTACAAGAGATAATGCATCTCAACCATCTGGTGCTTTTGATATCTATTCTGCAAACTATTATGTAATCAATTCAGATTATAGAGTTTATATTTGTTTGTTTAATAATGCTAATCCTGAAAATAATAATCAGGGTGGTCCTTCATTAGATGAACCAACATTTACAGATCTAGAACCAAGAGCTGCTGGTAGCAGTGGTGATGGGTATATTTGGAAGTATCTTTATACAGTCAGACCAAGTGAAGCAATAAAATTTGATTCAACTGATTATATTCCTGTTCCTGATGATTGGTTCACTAGTGCAACATATTCTCCTATAAGAGAAAATGCAGATGCTAGTGGTCAACTCAAAATTTGTACCATTACAAATAGAGGAGTTGGTCTTGGAACTGCTAATATCACATACACAAATGTTCCCATTATGGGAGATGGTCAAGGTGGTAAAGCAACTATTGTTGTTAATAATGATTCAAAGGTAGAAACAGTAACAGTTTCAGATGGTGGGTCTGGATACACATTTGGTAGTGTTGACTTAGCAGCAGGTGGAGTTCCTTTGGGAAGCACCACACCTACATTTAATGTCATTATTCCTCCACCAGGTGGACATGGAAAAGATGTTTATCTAGAATTAGGTGCATTAAATGCTCTAGCATATGCTAGATTTGAAAATGATTCAGAAAACCCAGATTTTGTTACAGGACAACAGTTCTCAAGAGTTGGTATTTTAAAAAATCCTCAAGCTCAAGGATCTGATCAGTTATTAATATCTGAAAAAGCAAGTGCTGTATATGCTTTAAGATTAACAGGTGCTGGTTATAGTTCAGCAGTTTTTACTCCTGACTCCTTTATCACTCAAACAGTTGGAATTGGGTCTACTGCTGTTGGTAGAGTGATATCATATGACCAAGTTACAGGTGTATTAAAGTACTGGCAAGATAGAACAACTGCTGGTTTTACGTCCACTGGACTTGCTGAACCTAACCCAGTGTATGGTTTTAGAATGAACAGGTTTTCACACCTTATAGAGGCACCTGGTACTGCTACAGGTGGAAGTTATACCATCAATGGTGGTAGTGTAGCTGTTGGTATTGACACTGGATTCCAAGGTATTTCAACAGTAATAAATAATAGGACATATTATTTGGGTCAAAACTTTGTTAGTGGTATTGCTCAACCAGAAATTAAAAAATATTCTGGTGAAGTGGTATATGTAGATAATAGACCTTCCATTACCAGATCTAAGTCCCAAAAGGAAGACCTAAAAATAATCTTGCAATTCTAAAAAATCATGCCTCAGGAAACTAATCTAAACGTTGCTCCTTATTTTGATGATTTTGAGCCGTCTAGTAATTATTATAAAGTATTATACAAACCTGGTTTTCCTGTTCAGGCAAGAGAACTTACTACCATGCAATCTATTCTTCAGAATCAGATTGAAGACATGGGTAATCACTTCTTTAAAGAGGGTGCTAAAGTAATACCTGGTGGATCACAATTTAGAGATCAATTTTTTGGTATACAGATAGATTCTGAATTTTTAGGAATTCCTGTAAGTTTATATCTAGATCAATTAGTAGGTAAAAAAATACAAGGTGCATCATCAGGTGTAACTGCTCAAGTGATAACATATATTACAGATGAAGAATCAGAAAGAGGTAATGTAACTCTATACATTGCATATAGGGGAAGTGGTGTTAATAATGATGTAAACACATTTTTGGATAATGAAGTTTTACAAACAGTTGAATCTATAAGTTTTGCCACTACTTTCATAGCAGCTGGTGAAGGTTTTGCAAGCACAATATCAACAGAAGCTGCTGTTGTGGGTATGGCATTTAAAATGTCTGCAGGTGTTTATTTCTTAAGAGGACATTTTGTAGATGTTGATGATGAAGTTTTAATATTAGATCAATATGCCAATACTTCAAGTCATAGAATTGGATTTAAAATAAGAGAGGATATTATATCTGCAGACATTGATCCCTCTTTATCAGATAATGCTCAAGGATTCAATAATTTTACAGCACCAGGTGCTGATAGATTAAGAATCACTGCTACTTTAGCAAGAAAGGATATTGATGAACTTAATGATGAAAATTTTGTTCAATTGACAGAAGTTATTAATGGTGCTATTGACAAAGATACTGTCATAACAGAATATAATCATTTAGCAGATGAGTTAGCAAGAAGAACATATGATGAATCTGGTAACTATTATTGCAAAGATTTTACCACAGCTGTTAGAGAGTGTTTAAATGATGGAACAGGAAATAGAGGTCTTTATAATGAAGGTCAGATAACAGAGCAGGGTAATGAACCAAATGATGACTTGATGGTATTCAAAGTTTCGCCTGGTAAAGCTTATGTAAGAGGATATTATGTTGAACTGATGCGTGCAAGCAACTTTGATGTTGTTAAACCTAGATCAGTAAAAACATTAAAAAATCAATCTATTAACTTTGGATTTGGTCCTTCATTTGAATTAAATAATGTTAGTGGATCACCTACTTTAGGATTTAATAATACTAATACTATAAGTTTAAGAAGTGACAGAGTTGGATCTGAAAGTAGACCTTCTAGCACTCATGTTGCCATTGGTGGACAAAATGATGCTGGACATGTGGGTGCTGCTGGATCTGAGATAGGTGTTGCTAGATTATATGACTTTGCTTTAGAATCTGGATCATATAATACTCAAAATGCAGAAACTAACCAATGGGATATAGCATTATGGGATTTACAAATGTATACAACATTTGTATTGAACACACCAATAACATTAACAGTACCAACTCATATTAAAGGGCAATCAAGTGGTGCTACAGCTTTCCTTAGGACTGCAACAAGTAATAGCAATACACTTACAGCTTATGATGTAAAAGGAACTTTCTTTCCTGGTGAAAAACTATCATTTAATGGAAACACTGATAATGATAGATTTACAGTTGATGTTCATAATTATGAGATATCTGATATAGGGTCATTATATAGTAGTGTTGGTGTTAGCACTTTTACAGCAGATTTAATACCTAAAAAGGTTCTAAGTTTTGGCACTGGGACTGTAGGTGCAGCAGCTGCAGCTGCTGGTGTGGGTAAAACATCTGGTGTCTCAGTGGTAACTAGTGCAGGTGATATCTTTGCAGGAATAGTAACTAGTGGTGATTTAATTAGATATAAAAGACCAGGTAAAACATTACCAACTATTAATAAAGTTATTGGTATAAATGACACATCTTTGAGTGTCATTGGGGTCACTAGTGTCACAGGAGTTGTTGATGGAGGAGTTCCTCAAACTCAAGAACAAGTTTCTAATTTAGAGTTAGTTGGTAGTGAAATCCAGAGAACTTTAGGATCAGGTAATAGATCTGATAATGAGAGTTTATACAGTATATTCCCTAAAAGAAATATTCAATATGTTGATCTAGTTAATTCTAACATTGTAATTAGAAAACAATTTGATGTAACTATAACAGCAAATAAAACCAGTTCAGTTACTGCTGATAATAGAGAAACATTCTTACCTTTTGATG